GACATTAATAATTTTGTCAAGAAGTTCTTGAACAAGAACAATGAAATGGAAGATGCTGCGGGTTATCACAAATCTTTATTTACAGCAATGAACGCTGACGCTGTTGCTAAACACTTCTACGAACAAGGTAAAGCTGATGCTTTAAAAGAAAGTATAGCTAAATCTAAAAACGTTGACATGCAACCAAGGCAAGCTTTTGGTGGTGTTGAAGCTGGAGGTATTAAAGTGAGAGTGTTAGGTGATAACTCTAATGATTTTAAGTTTAAAATTAAAAACAATAAATAACAAATTTAAAATTTAAAAATTATGGCAATTACAAATGGTCCTAGTTTGAATAGTGTACCTGCTCCACAAAAGCAAACACTAAATACAAACTACATTGATTTTACAAGCGCTTCAGGTAATAACTGGGCGCAACAATACCTGCCAGACTTGATGGAGAAAGAAGCTGAGGTTTTCGGACCTAGAACAATTTCTGGTTTCCTATCACAAGTTGGTGCAGAAGAGGCTATGACGTCTGATCAAGTCGTCTGGTCTGAACAAGGTAGATTACACTTATCATACACTGGTAAAATAGTTGATGGTGCTGGTGGAGCTACTGTAAACAGTACAACAAGTACACAAATTACAATACAAAAAGATATTGATGGTATCGATATTTCTAGCGATGGTCACGGTATTAGAGTTAACGATTTAGTAATCGTTTCTGACTCAGTTAACGGTATTGTTAAATGTTTAGTTGTAACTGTTGCAGCAGCAACAATTGACGTTCTTCCTTATGACGCTGGTGCTTCTACATTATCAGCTCGTAACGTTGACAACGCTGTTACTATTTTAGTTTTTGGATCTGAATTTGGTAAAGGAACTAAATATATGAAAGGTGGCGCTTCGGCAGCCGCTGGTAATGAGACAGACTCTAGAGGTGCTGTTGAACCAAGATTTAAATCTTTTACTAACAAACCAATAATCATGAAAGATTACTACGAAGTTTCAGGTTCTGATGCTTCAAGAATTGGTTGGGTAGAAGTTTCTGCTGAAAACGGACAATCAGGTTTCTTATGGTACTTAAAAGCTGAAGCTGACACAAGATCAAGGTTTACTGACTACATTGAAATGGCAATGTTAGAAAGTGAGTTAAATGACAGTTCATCTGTTATTGATGGTGCTCACACGTTACCTGGTTCTGCTTCTGCTAATGAATCTGTAGGTACTGAAGGTTTATTCGCTGCTATTGAATCTAGAGGTAATATAACTTCAGGAGTAACTGGTGTTAATGCTGCTACTGATTTAGCTGAGTTCGATGCGATCTTAGCTGAGTTCGATAAGCAAGGTGCTATCGAAGAGTACATGATGTTTGTTAACAGATCAACTAGCTTAGCTATTGACGATATGTTAGCTTCAATGAACTCTTACGGAGCTGGTGGTACATCTTATGGTGTATTTAACAACTCTGAAGACATGGCATTAAATTTAGGTTTCACTGGTTTCAGAAGAGGTTCTTATGACTTCTATAAATCTGACTTCAGATACTTAAATGACAAAGCTACAAGAGGTAGTATTAATGATAACAGTCCAGCTAATGCTATTAGAGGTGTTATGATTCCTGCTGGTACTTCTTCAGTTTATGACCAAACTGTTGGAGCTAGCATGAAGAGACCTTTCTTACACGTAAGATTTAGAGCTTC